AAATCACAGCTTGAAAGTGCTTCTAAAGCCTTGAGTTTGCTCAAAGAAAGGATGGACTACTATGGTCTATCAAAGTTCAGCACACTAAGAGCACCTGAGAAAAAAGGAGCACTCGCAGCCTTTGAAGATTTTGATAGCTCATTCAGGATCTCGCCAAGACTATTTGGAGACCTTACAAAGATATTTGAAACTGAGCAGAAATTCTTAAAGAGATATGGATATCCATACTCAACAATGCACACGTCAGTTGACGATATCCTAAGAAGTGTAATTGATCACGAACTCGGCCACGCAATTAAATTCAGACACCCAGAGTGGCAGGGGAGAATTATGCAGGCAAATGCATCTGATAAAGGAAGTACAAGGATATTAGGCTATTATAGTTCTACAAATCTGGATGAATACTTTGCTGAAGTAATAGCCGCATATTGGGGGCCGTTATATAAAGATATGACTAAAATTGAATTAGATTTGGTAGAAGACCTCTTCAAAGAAGCCGGTTTTAAGATGAAGCCATTAAAACTATAACAATATGCCTGCACCGGAACTTGAAAAAATGATCCAGCACGACCTGGAAGACCTTAAGAAACTCTATCTGCACAAGCTGCCGATAAGGGTAGGCGTAGCCGTGCGTGATTCCATCCGTCAGAATTTCCGCCAGGGCAATTTCTACGGAGGGCAGGCCTGGCAGACTCCGCTCCGGACACAGCTGGGCTTTCGCGGAGCGGCCGGCCAGTACGGTCCTCTTCTCTCCGGATCCAATCATCTGATGATGCAAACCGACTACCAGCCGCTTCCAGGCAAGGTAATTATCCAGAATACAGAAGTCTATGCGGCCACCCATAACGATGGCGAAGAAATCGGAGTTACCGAGAGGATGAGACGCTTTTTCTGGGCAAAGCACCTGGAGCACAAGCAGCGTATGGGCGTGGAAGCTCCGGAGACGGAGTTCTGGAAGCGTATGGCCCTAAAGAAGACCGGCAGTCGCATAAAGATACCACGTCGACATTTCCTTGGACCCAGCAAAGAGGTCGACACCTTGGTGCAGAACGTCACCAATAAAGAGCTTCAAGAATTCGTAAAAACTCATTACAATGGAAAAACTACTGGAAAATCTCATTAACCTTTTCGGGCTGCAGATGCCCGAGCTCTCCACCATCGACGAAGACTACGGACAGCTGGAGATGATTAACCAAGAAAACCGGGACACTTATCCCCTGACCTATCCGGCTGTCCTCATAGACGCTTCGGATGTTTCGTGGAGCAATATCGCCGGTCTCTCTCAGAAGGGCATAGCAACAGTCCGCGTGAAGCTTATAATAGACTGCTATGACGATACGCACTACGGCTCCACCACGACAGAGCGTATCTCCGAGCGCTCCGCCCTCCGTGCGAAGGTACACAAACTGCTGCAGGGTTATCGTATCGAAGGCGTCACTGAGCTCTCCCGCACAAATTCCCGCTTTTATACCTGGGACCACGGCATAAAGGTCTATGAGCAAACCTATACGGGCGTAGTCACCGAAATAATCAAGCCGGAGACCGAACCTGTCAAGGCGACTCCGATGGTGACGATCGGGACCACTCTCAAATAATAATACCCCGCCAAAGAGATAATCTTTCGCGGGGTATTCACTTTTTTGTTAAGTATTGATGTCGTCAGTATTCGCCAAGGACTTTGATAAACGTGAAACAGGAGCCTCCTTCCCCTATGTTCAGCCAGAATACACCATCCAGCCCATAGCAAAAGCGACAATTTACCCTCTTCCAGCGGGTATACTCTTCGGCTAACATATCCTGGTAACGATTCAGCTCTGTCAGGACATTATTAAAGTCAGCTTTATATACAAGGCGGTGCAATAATAGCACGCGGGCCCTATTAAATAATGCTGACTCCATGTTTGGGCGGCCTGAAGGAGAGATACAGTTTGAGACAAAGAACTGCTCATTGTGCTTATCTTCCATTGTGACAAAAATCTAAATGTTCAAAGATGATCCGGCATAAAGGACAGCATCTCCGCCGTGATGGACGGAGTCTTCGGAGGTCTCTTTAGAGCGGCATTCCGGCGAAGTTCCGCCTCTCCCATGCGTTCCATCTTCCGGAGGATGTTCAGAATGGTCGCCTCTGAAAGGAAAAACTCTTCCTCTGAGAGCTGACGTAAAGCGTCATCGCTGCGAAGGCGCTGAACCTCAGTCCAATAGTAATACCTGGCGCAGATCTTCTTATTTCGTTTGGCTATAAGCCTGCTGTCTCTCTTGCGTCTCATTCTGAACTACCTCCATTATTGTTTAGGATTCGGTCATTCCGAGGGGAATAGCCTCCCAGTCCTTCACTACCTGAGTCTCCGGATCAATCCGGCGGACTTCGCAGCGGATATATGTCCTGCTGATAACCGGACGGTATGCAGCTTCGATAATCCGCACGCCTTCGATAAAGCGGGGATCTCCGCTCTCGTCGGCAAGCTTATGCAGGCGTACCACGCGGGATGCCTTCAGGGCTCCGGCAGCGTTACGGGCAAGCAGGCTCATCACCATCTTGACAAGCTGCTGTGAGCCGTTATCCTTGGCAAGGCCCTCGATATAGCTCTTGACAATGGTGATGCCTTCCTCTACCGTGTCATCGTAGCCGTCGGTCTCATAGACGCCGATGGTAATACGCTTATCGCCGGCCTTATTGGTGAAGGTGTGTGACTTCGGCATTTCCTTCCCGTCGATGTCCAGGAGCTCCGCCTTCAGGGACTGCAGGGCAGAGAATTCGTCAAGGACTTCCGACTTCTTTTTCTTGATGCTCTCTGAGAGCGGAGTGAGTTTCTTGACTGCCCGATTGATAAAAGCTTCGGACTTCTCGGAATAGACGTCGCGGAGCGCCGCAATACGGGCCTCCGCCTCTTTCTTTGCCTGCTCGGCCTTGAAAGCCTGGTAAGCGGCAAACTCTTCGGCGGTCATCTCCACCGAGTGAGGTGCAGGGGTGTTCTTATCCATTTTTGCGAGTATTTAATAGTTTTTTTCTGACGTTTTTACGGCCAAGCATATCGTAAACCTTCCTGATTGCATTCCGCTCATTCAGCGCCTGGACATACAGGCAGAGCTCTCTTGCGCTTACCCTGGTCTTCACTGACGGAGTTCCGTCCAGGCCTATGGATATTTCTTTCGTTTGAGAGGCCCTCCGGAGCTCTCCGGTAGTCAGGTCGTACTCAAAGAGGATAAGCCCAGGAATGCGCTTTTGTGAGCCAATGAGGCGGAATTCCTTCCGCTGCTCGGCTACCAGCTCCAGCGCATCCTGGCGAGACAATTCGGGGACAATATGCTTGACCATATAAGAAGGACCGTTAAAGGGTGACCAGGGCCGGCTTCACGGCACAAAGAGTATAACCCCGATGGCGAAGCTCCGCCGCCAGGACATTGTCAGGGATGAGAGGAAGGACCAGCTCAAGGGAGAGCGCATTCTGTTCCTCCCTCTTGGCCGGCTCCGCCTCCGGAGCTGCTTCAGCGACGTGACGGGTACGACGGCCGCGTCTGCGCCTATCTTCCGGCTTGGGCGCCTGAAGAACTTCTTCCGCACTCATAACAGAGACCTCCGATGTCTCCAGCAGCTTGGCCAGCTCAATAGACGGAGCCTCATCCACTCCATCCGGCACAGCCTGGCAGTGGCCATTGATGTAATACACATTTCCTTCCGCATCCTTGATGTAGGAATTGACGTAGATGGGATTCCCGTCCTTGTCATTGAACGTCGTTTCGACGCCGGATAATTTCTTCTTTTCTTGCATAGGTTTAATGATTTATTTGGTGTTTAACTGTGTTCTTAAAAAAGAAGCGGTGAGAGCATTGGTCAGTTTTGGAATGTCCTTGCGTGAAAGTAATTATCTCTGCTCTCTCCTGGGGCGTCACGCCTGAGTTTCCGCTTCTTTTTGTTGAATGACTATTATGTCCTTTATCTTTTTACTCTGAATCACCGTTTTCCTGCATCAAGAATCGATACAGAGTACATCGATGCACCTTTAACCGTTTTGCAATTGCAGCCTTGGAGAAACCTTTCCCCAGCAGCATGTTGATCTTGTCCCGGCATCCGTCCAGCTTGTGCTGGCGATTTTTGCTTCCCTCGACTCGGCCAAGTTTTGCCCCTTCAGCCTTCTTGCGGGCAAGGGCCTCCTTCGTCCTCTGGCTTATGAGATCTCTTTCGATTTCGGCAGATAGGCCAAAGGCAAATGCCAGCACCTTGCTCTGGATATCCTCTCCAAGCCGATAGTTGTCTTTTATCGTCCAGACCTTGCACTCTTTTGTCATGCAGATGTTAAGGATCTCCATAATCATGAAGAGATTCCTGCCCAGCCGAGAAAGCTCCGCACAAATGATAAGGTCGTCTTTCTGGACTCTCCGGAGCAGTTTCCCCAACTCGCGTTTATTGTAGTTTTTCGTTCCACTGATGGTTTCTTCAATCCATCCATCGATTTGGAGAGCGTTCTTGGCGCAGAAGTTATTAATCTCGAACCGCTGGTTCTCTACCGTTTGTTTGTCACTGCTGACTCTGATATATCCGTAAATCATACTACGATACGACTGTTGTAGAACGTTTAATAAACAGCTGGGCGAATTGCACAGCCTCGGATGCAGCATCTTCAGGCTCTTTCTCGATGGCCTTGAGACCGCCCTTCCTCTCGATGGCTTCGAGCTTCCGGACCAGCTGCTGAAGTTCCGGCACTTTCAGCCCATAGAAGGGTTTACCGGCTATCTTCCTGGAAGACACAAAAGCATTGATGCCGTCCCAGTTGTCAATGGTATTGATGCCCAGGCGGCCGATGCGAAGCAAGGCAGAGCTGCGCCAGCGCTTGAGTTCCGCCTGCGAAGGGGCAGAAGCTTCCTCCAGGGCTCCGATCATCTGCATATATTCTTCGCCGGTCATCTCTCTGAGGTGCGTTGTGCGGCCGTCGGTAAACTGCAGGACCAGCTCTTCCTTATCCACCTGAGGATGCTGCCTGAGCAGTGCATAGAATTGTCTGTAATCGCGTTTCATATCCTATTCCTCCTTTCTTTCTTTTAATCCAAGTTCGTAGAAGTGGTGGGCAATAGTCTTTGCTATGTGAGGGGTGGTGTTCAATCCATTATCAAAACAGAAACTAACAGCATCGCGTTCAAAATCTTCATCTAATGGCTTAAAATCGAATACTTTTGGTAATCCTAACTCTCTTGCAGGAATGTGTGCTTCTTGACGACCTTTGAGGTAGCCTTTGTTGTACCATTCTCTTTTTATTTCGTCCTCCAGCTGCTCCTGCTGGTGAGAATCGATGAAGCGAAGGATAGAATTATAAGCACTCATAACACCTTCCACCCGTTTCATTACTTCAGGGTGTCCAGTTCCATTTTCCAAAAGTTCTATTCGCCTTTTTATCTCGGTAATCAGTTTTTCTGAATCAATGTATTTGCTCATATCCTGTCGGCTTTTTCAATTAAATTGATTTCTTCCTTTCTCTCAAGCCCATTGGGAAAGAGATCCTTACAAGCTCTGTCCGGAGTGTCATATATCTGGCCGCTGATGGTCGAATAAGACTCTACCAGGCCGAGGCGTTTAATCGTTTCATTGGCCTTCTTTTTAGTGACAAGGCGGGAAGTCATAGTAAGAGTGCCGGCGCTTGACCTGTTTATACAGTGAATGCTGTACTCGACACAGGAGGTCCCTGATATCCTCTCCTTAGTCTTTGAACGTATTACTATTGTTGCCATATTATGCGCCCTCGTATTCTTTAGCCTGTTTCCATTGCTTTTGAGAGACTTTATACTTCGTCCCATCCTTCATCTTCACTGCATACCAGAAGAAATTCAAGGTGCAGTTAAGAACTACCTCCTTAATGTCTTCTTTCACGATCAGAATCTTATCTTTGTGCAGCAGCGGCTTGAAACTTAATAGTGTCATAGTCTTAAACCTTAAAAGTTGAATGGTTCATGCTTATTCCTTTTTACGTCCATCCCAGTAGCGCAGCGCTCCTTCCTCCCAGGTTACAAACTCCTTCGTCTCGCCCATAAAACGGCCCTTCGAGAAGGCGATGTGTCCTTCCACCCATATCTTCAGGTCTGCATCGTACATCATATTCACTGCCGGGCGTCCAGCCGGGCGTTTCCCGTCGGCCTGGGAGACCAGTACCAGCAGCTTGCTCCTGAAGCGCTCACGCAGATCTTTATACTGCCTGGAGCTAAGTCCAATCGCCTGGACAGAGTCTATGATCACAAACTCGGGGCTCTTGGGCTTTGCAAGGCGCTCTATCAGCCCGTCCACCGTCTCCTTGTCAATCACCTGGAAAGCAGCTCCGCACTCCTGCATAGTGTACCGCCGCAGCGTGTTCTGGAAGCTTAGGCTATACCCTTCCTCCTTCGACACATAGAGCACCTTGCCATTGCTTGCCAGCATCTTGGCGAAAGCCATCACGGCGGAGCTCTTTCCGTTTCCGGAGTTTCCCCAGATGAAGACAATGCCGTGACGGGCAATCTTTTCGCCCAGGCATCCCTGCCACTCCGGAGACACCTCCAGCGTCCGGTTACGAACCGCTAACGCCTGAACTGCCGAGAGAGACCGTTTCATACTATTCTTCGCGCTCTCTCTTAGCCTGCTGCAACTCCCTTCTTACAGACTGCTTTACCCGGCGAAGGTCATTCCCATAAGCTCGGACATCAGCCTTCACCCGGCCGATGGCGGCAGGATCCTGAAGGCCATTGGCCAGGCAGATCTGCTCAATCTCACCGGCGCTCACAGGTGTGAGGTCCACATAGCGCCTGCAGATGCGGCTCTCAATCTCGTCGTAGCCCTTCTTGTCACGCAGCACACCATTGGTGATGCGTTTCTTGATTGCAGCCGTCGAAAGGAAGACAATCCCACAGCGGTCCTCCAGGGCATTGTAAATGGAAATAAAATAGAACATAACGCTGTCGGCCAACTTATCCGCCTCATCAAAGACCAGCAGCGGCCTCTCAAGGGTGACAAGATGACGGAGGACCTCCGCGAAGGCGCTGCGAATGCTCATGCCGTTTGTACGCACGCCTACCTGACCGGCAAGCTCATGCACGAAGTCAGAGCGAGTCATGTCCGGAGCACAGGTGAGGCGGAAGACATTCCGATGCAGCGCTGCATAACTGGAGGATGCCGTGCTCTTGCCGATGCCGGCGGGAGCTGCTATCCACATAACGCTGCTGTGCTGCTGGCAGTAGCCCATATAGAGCGTCATATCCTGATAGGCCCTGGTAGAGAAGATCTGCCAGCCTTCATTCTTTACAAGCTGGGACTCCAGGCGTTTCCACATATCCTCCGAGATATTGTTCCACTTCTCATTAAGGATGTTGGAAATGGTCGCCGTGCTGATATTCTTCAGCGACGCTGCCGCCATGTTGTTTGAGGGATAGCGCTGGCAATACTTCGCCAGGCGATTCCTGATTTCAGATTTTTTGCTCGTGTCCATACGTATTCAATTTTGTGTGTTTGCTTGCTGTTAAATGCGGCTCAGTGCTGCTGCTTCGTCATACTGAGTCAGCAGGCTGTCTGCTTTCTCCTGCTGGCCCAGTGTGCCCGGGTAGATCTGTGCCGGGACCGGCTCTGCAGGGCGAAGGCCCTCCGCCTTTTCCAGCAGCCGCTCGTAACTCTTCTTGCCTTCGTTAAGGGCTGCAAGTCCGGGATCTACCAGGCCGTGCTGATCAGGGGCCATTCCCTGCTCGTGCATAAGGTCGTAGTGGTCGAGGGATCGCTGGATCCGGTCAATCTTGTTACGTTCATCCTGCTGGCGGATAAATCGCCTCTCTTCCTCCGTCTGGTCCTGCAGCGCCCTGTGAATCTTCATATATGGACGTGCCTCCACTACAAAGCGGTCCCCGTACTGGTCACGAGTCATAAGGCGCACCACGGAGAGGTCGTGAGGGTCATAAGACACGTAGAACTCACGGCCGGTATTGTCCCGGCGCCAAAGCAGATCCGGATTGCCCTCATTGTCGAAGACCTCGTACTGCATCTTTTCTCCAGCCACAGTGAACTGGATGCCGTAGGCCGTGAACTTGGAAGGCTTGGCCAGCGTCACCCAGAAGAGATCCCGGCGCAGCGCATCCGTCAGCTGGACAGCTTCCGGATTCACCATAGACTGGTAGACCTCCATCCTGGAGCGGCCGGCATATGCCTTCACATTCGGATGGGGCATGGCATTCCAGCGCTCACGGGCGCTCATATAGAGCTCCACTACCTCATTATAGGTCGGAAGCTTATCTATGTTCTTTTCGATAAATTCACGGTGAATACGGGCCGCTTCGCTCTTGGCGGTGATGTTTCCGCCGGTATAGAACCATTCCTGATGAAGCACCTGGGACTGGAAGCGGCCGAAGACTGACTCAATGGTCTTCGCAGGTGCCTGATGGGGAGCAGTAGTCCGGAAAAGGGTTGCAACCTTCTTAAGCCACTGCTGGGCGTCAGCCCTCTTGGTGCCTCCCTGGTTATCGGTCACAAACTCATAAGGCTTGCAGCCGGCGAATTCCAGGGCATTGCGTGTCGCTTCATAGAGAGTCTTGAAGCTTTCAGTGTTACTGATGTAGCAGCCCAGGAAGACCTCGCTCGCCGCGTCGATGATTTCATAGACATTGAGAGTAGCCAGCTGGTAGCGTCCGTCCACGTAGGCACGATAGAAAAGATTCAGCCGGGTGCCATCACCATACCAGAGTGCATTTGGCATAGTAGGCAGGATAGTCGAGTGCTGACGGGTATAGATCATCTTCGCCTTGGTGTCTCCTATCACTGCGCCCTTCCATTGAATCTCCACCTCCGGACGGGTGAGGAAGTTCACGAGAGAGACCTGAGACTTCAGCGGCTTCCATCCCCGGGACTCAGCCACGGCATTGTATTTCGCCAGGATCTGGGCGTTATTATAAACGGGCACCCTTGAGCACTTGAGGGCTATGATATAGCGACCGGCCTCCGGAGTAATCTTGCAGGCATTGCTGTTGACCAGGTGACCGCTCACAAGGCACACATACCCGTCTCTCTTATACTCACGGATCTTGTCTCTCAGGCGTGCCGTGCTCTTAGGCAGAGTATGGCCGTAAGCTTCGCGAAGCTCTTCGCAGGTGTCATAGATAGGCGGCCAGTTGATGGGAGTGGAATTACCGTGCATCCGGCGCTGGACACCCTGCGTCTTTTCCATATCAATGAGAATATTCAATACCGAAGCATTCAGTGTGAACTCGGCAATCTTGTCACCCTTGATGTGCGTACCGTCAGGCAGGCAGTAATCCTCAAAGAAGCTACGGGCTTCAGTGTCCATACGAAGCTCCTGCTCTTGATTGTCTTTCATATGTGGATCTCCGTAAATGGAAATGAAACGCTGTTTGAAGCGGGTAGGCAGACTGTCGTAATCAACCAGGGCACAGTGGTCAAGCCCCTTGCCGGGACGGACCACTGTAATAGACTTGCGCTGCACAAGCTTATCGTAGCACGCGCGAGACATCACGGCTTCGCCGGAGCTGGCGTCCGTCAGCTGCTGCACCGTGACTGTCACTATCTGGTCGAGATTATACATTCTGTCTTAATTTGAGCCCCCCCCACCGGTCAGGGTGAAAGGGGCTGGGCTTCCTAGGGCCTCCGAAGCGGCCTCTTACGGCCGGGTATTTTTCTTTACAGGCTTGCCGACGTTGTTGACGTCCATAATACCGATTGCACAGAAAACGGCAATGATAAAGCCAGGGAACCAAGCGATGCCGCTCAGCGGATAAGAAAGGGCCCACACTATGGACAGAAGGGCGATTACGCCGAGGATGATTGATAACAATTTTTCCATATCACAAAAATTAACTTTGGTGCGGGAGCAGGAATCGAACCTGCGACCTGGCGGTGATGTGGCCGCCCGCGCTACCGTCTGCGCTATCCCGCAAAAAACCTACTTGCTCTTCGGATAGAACCAGGAATCTACGAAAGCCTTGATAGTCGGAATGTCATAGACTCCATTGCTGGAGAGACCGACGACTACACAGAGGGCTACCACGCCGAGCCATACCGGATCACCGAAAGTCACAAGCTTCAGCGCCCAGGCGCCGACTGCGAGGCCCGATCCGACCAGCCACGAGATAAGCTGCTGCCAAAAGCCTTCAATCTTCAGCCAGCCATTGATCACTCCCGTGATTGCCACGGTCAGAGTCATAAGGATGGGTGCCACCCACCAGAAACTCTCTGAAAAAATACCATAAATGATTTCCATAATATATATTGTTAAAACCGTTTTCTATTTGGGCCCGGCCGGTGGCCCTTAACTACTACTAACACTAAAACTGAATAACCATTGTTCTCCTGTCTCCGTCCGGCCGCAGGCGCCTGCCTCCCGGCAGTCTTATCCATTAACAAGAGCTTTAAACATATCAATTACGGGCTCGCCCTCTGCAATGGTAAACCAGGAGCCCTTTATTCTATTTTCATAAAATCTTCCGGCTTTTACTGCTCTTTCCTGAGTGGGCCTTTCTTCAACTTTGATTATCACGTTGAAGCTGTCTCTTATTATTGCTGCGAAAGTCATAACACGTATCTTTTAACTCCTTGCTACTATAGCTGCCTCTGCTATTCCCTGCGCTTTAAGGGCCATGGCATTCCATACCGCCATAGTGGCATTATCTATCGTCTCCACGACATTCCCCCGATGGGAGATCGAGACAGAGCCGGTAAGACGATCAATACGCAGGACCACGTCATCACCGAAAGTCTGGATAATGTAGCCATTGGCGTAAGACGTCCTGCAGTTAGGGACAAAATTCGGATCCACAAACCGACCGCCCATCTCAATGGCAGCCCGGCGGATCCTCTCTGCAGTAGGCCCGTTTTTCTGGAAGCGGAGCACCTGGGAGACATAACTGTCACCCACCTGGAAGCGCTCCTGGAGCTTCCTGCTCTCACTTCGGGTAATCTTGATTTGTTTCATACTCTTGTATTTGTGCGTTTGTTTTACTTACTTTGCAAGTCGCAGTTTGCAAATAACACCGCAAATATAGGGATAATTTTCAACCCAACAAATATTTTGTTGATAATTTTCCCCAAAATATGAAATAATTATGACGTTGCTTGAGAGAATATCTGAAATTGCGAGGATGGAAGGCATTTCTATTGGTGCTCTGGAAAAGAAGATCGGAGCCAGTAAGGGCGTGCTTTCCAGGGCTATTCAGAATAATACCGACATACAGGCGAAATGGCTTACAAAGCTGGTTGAGAATTATCCCCTATATTCCGCCGACTGGCTTTTATCAGGAGAGGGGACAATTCTTAAAGGCGAAGTCCAGACCTTTGAACTGAAGACGGATCAGGAGAGAGCACCCCGTAGAGTGCCGGTCTTCGAGTTGGCCGCTACAGCCGGCTTTATGGCATTATACAATGATCTTTCGCCGGTAGCCATTGAGCATATTACGATCCCGAACCTTCCACCTGTGGACGGAGCGATCTATGCAAGAGGGGACTCTATGTCTCCGCTGATTGAAAGCGGCGACATTATTATATTTAAGAAGGTAGACCTCTGCCCGGATAATGTCCTATGGGGACACATTTATATAGTGTCATACTCTATCGACGGCGACGACTATACCGTCCTAAAGTACCTCCGGCAATCTCCCAGGAATGGCTATATCCGTCTGGAGAGTTTCAACAGCCGGTATGATCCTCAAGATATCCCTGCCTCATCCATCACCGCCCTGGCTCTGGTCAAGGCCAGCATCACCTTCCATACGATTGGATAATATCTTCAGACCATAACAAAATGAAAAACCCGCTGCGATTCACATCGGAGCGGGAAAAACAGTGATCTATGAATCCAATGAATTCACTGCAAATATAAGTCACACGCACACATTTTCAAGCGATTTTTTGCACTAAATCCCACTTTTTCAGGGAATTACGCGCGATTTTCAGCGCAAAAACATGGTAATAAAGGGTATTTATCCCGCATTTTTTAGGCATTAAAACGCATTTTTCGGTATTTATCCCTATCTCTATCGTACTTTTTTTTCTGAAATTTGTCCGTCTAAATGTCCGTCTAACGCGCACATTTTGTTTTTTTATGTCATTTTAGATGTCCGTCTAAATGTCCGTCTAAATGTCCGTCTAACCTTTATTCCAGCTGTTTAGACGCCGTTTAAGAGCGTTAAAAGACTCCCCTGGCCGGAGGTCCGGATCCTCCAGCTTTTAACGGTACACTCCAGGGAAGAAGCCTGGGCAGTAATATGGATTATAGGGCTTTTTAGGCCGTTTTTAAGGCCAGATCAGGGATTTCCTGAAGGAGATGTTATAAATGCGTTTTAACAGCGCTTAAACGCCGGCTCTCTGTGTTAATCAAAAGTGAGCGCCCCGTTACATTTTGTTTTTCACCGGCTCTCTATCAAAATCAAGCTCTCACTACTCTCTACCTACGATTTCAGACATTTTCAGAGAATAAGAATACACACATTTTGTTTTTATCCCCGTATGAATTCCATCTCCTTCACGTTGACTTCGCCGAGGACGATGTCACGTCCGGCGGAGAGTTGGGCGCGTACCTTCTCGGAAA